AAGTACTGCTACATCCACAGCAACAAGTACTGCTACATCAACTGCTACATCAACTGCTACATCAACATCTACTAATACATCTACTGGAACAACAACATTTGTCAACCCAGTAACTGCAGCAACTGCTGCAGTTGATACACAGATTGCAGATTTGCTTAATCAAATTGCAGCAATGCAGGCTACATTTAATAAGCCAGTAGCAAAGACTGTTGCATATGAAAAGACTATTCGTAAAACTGGTGGAGTTGTAGAAGTCTGGCAGGTTATGTCAGATGGAACCATGGGCAACATGGTTGATACATACACAGATTTTGGTGCTAAAGATTCCGTATTAAAGATGTTTCAGAACACAGGTCTTGGTGCTGGATTTATTGATTCATTAAATAAGGCAATCGATAAGGTATATGAAGAAAACATTATGCCAACCGATGCTCAGATTATGAATAGCATTTATGACAGTGAGGCATATAAGACTCGTTTTGCTGCCAATGAAACAATTGCACAGCGTATGAAAGATGGCAAGGGTCGTCCTGGTGATAGACTTCTTACACCATATGAATACATTCAGGCTGAAAAAGGATATGAAACAATCCTTCGTGAAGCAGGTTTACCAACAGGATTTTATGACACACAAGACGACTTCCGTCGTCTTATTGAAAATAGTGTCAGCTCTGCTGAACTAACAGATCGTGTCAACATTGCCCGCAATGCATTACAGAATGCAGATGTACAAACCAAGCAAGCACTTAAAAATTATTATGGCTGGACAGAGGGCGAATTAACTGCCTACTTACTTGACAGCGAAAAAGCTTTTGACTTGGTTAACTCTAAGTTTAAGTACACAACAGAAGAAGCCAAGCAGATGTACGGTGCTGCTGAAATTGGTGGTGCTGCACTTCGTGCAGGTCAACTATCAGATCAAGCATTCTCTGAAGAAATTTATAAAGCAGGCAAGGGTGCTCAAGCAGAATCAGCATTCCAGTCAGCAGCAAGTCAACAAGCCGATTACCAAAGACTTCTTGGTTTATATGGTGAACAAGCTGGAACACAAGATCTTGCTCGTGAAGAACTGGCTCTTGCTGGTGGCTCAGATGTCACATTAAAGAAGAAAACACTTGCCTCTAAAGAACGTGCGATGTTTGCACAGAAGTCAGCAATTGATACGTCGTCTCTTGGACGTCGTGCTAAAAAAGCTGACGTATAAATAGGTTCCGTTCCTGACCGACCAGCCCAGGTAACGTGTATCAGTCTGGCAGTCATCACGTCTATGAATCACTTCCCCTGGTGAGGAGTACGTGTGGTGCAAACCCGATGAGGGTCCAACAACTAATAGGGAGAAAACAATGGCAGAATATACAGAGTACGAGTTCGAAGACGATACTGAGGACTACGGTACTGACTTAGTAAAGAAACTACGCAAGCAAGTGGATCAACTTTCCAAGCAACTTAAGGAACGTGATTCAATACTTGAGGAGTATCAGACCTATAGTCACGAAGCAGCAATCGGTGAAGTCTTAGAAAGTTTCGGACTCAACCCAAGAATCGCAGCATTTATTCCATCGGATATTGAAGCCGACGAGGATTCAGTAGCTGAATGGTTAAATGAATACGGCGATGCCTTTGGCATATCTGCCGTTGATGAATCAGAGTCTTCTGAAGAAGACCCTGATGCTCAAGCATTTGAGCAAATGTCAGAGTTTGAAGATGGTGGAATCGATCCAAATATAGGTCGAGACATTCAGTCGTTGATTGCTAACGCATCATCACCTGAAGAACTTACCAACTTCTTAAAACGCTGATAATCCAAATCAACCCTAACAGAAGGAATTAAACGTGCCAACAACACCAGCCACGTCAACAACGACATCATCATTGTCGAACTTGATTCAGACGGCGTATGACAAGTACATTGAGTTTAACCTTCGTTCAGAACCAATGTTCCGCAAGTTTGCGGACAAGCGTCCTGTCGATGTAACAAACCCAGGTAACACTGTCGTATTCCAGGTCTACACAGATCTATCTCGTGCTACATCAGCACTAACTCAAACAGCAGATCCAGATGCAGTAGAACTCAGCAACACCAACAAGGTTAACGTTACAGTTAACGAATACGGTAACGCTGTAATCACAACTGAGCGTCTTGCTCTTGAGTCTCTTTCAGCTATCGACCCAGCAGTTGCAGACATGTTGTCATTCAACATGCGTGACTCACTTGACTCACTCGTATGGGGCAAGTTGACAGCACTAGCAACAGGTCGTTACACAGGAACATCATCAGCCGATGAGTCAACAATCAACGGACAAGATGTTTCGGGAGCAGCAACTACTTCTGCAACTTACATGACAGCAGCTCTTGCTCGTCGTGGTGTTGCTAAGCTTCGTGGTGCATCAGTGCAGCCACGTGACGGTGGATTCTACACCGCTCTTATTCACCCAGACGTATCTTATGACCTACGTTCAGAAGCACAGTCTTCAGGATCTGCTGTATGGCAGCTCCCACATACATACACCGAAGCTGGTGTAGGTAACCTATGGTCAGGCGAGATCGGAATCTACGATCAGGTTCGTTATATCGAAACTCCTCGTGCAGAGTCTATCTCAGGTTCTGGTACATCAAAGGTATACGCAACAGTTCTTCTTGGTAAGCAAGCTCTTATCGAGGCTGTCTCATATGAGCCAAAGACTGTTATCGGTCCAGTTACAGATAAGTTGATGCGCTTCCGCCCAGCGGGTTGGAAGGGTCTACTTGGATGGAACATCTTCCGTACAGAAGCACGTTACGTTATCAAGAGCAAGTCAAGCATCGCTGCTTAATTTGACGGAGAGGGGCAGGCAACTGCCCCTCTCTACTTAAGGAAACTATGAGCGAAGAATTAGATCTAATTACACCGCTCCAAGCTTACGCTTATGAAGCGCATGAAATGTATAAAGCGTTTATGGACGCTGGCTTCAGTGATGCTGAAGCTTGGGATCTATTAACTCGCCAATTGCCAGACTGGGAATTTCCCGCACCAATGTCAGAGAATGACATGGATGACTATGAAGAGGATGAAGAAGATGTCTCCTAAAATGATGAAAGCTTACGCAGCTTACGAAAAGAAAGAACCAGCAGCAACAAAAAAGAAAGAATTAAAGACACCAGAAAGTAAGAAAGAAAAAGCCAGAGAAGTTAAGGCTGGTATGCACATGATGGGCAATAAGATGATGAAGAATTCTGATATGAAGAAGCCTGGTGTTAAGAAGCCAGCAATTAAGAAAAAGAAGTAATGCCAAAGAAATCAGTTCAAGCAGTAATGCATGAATTCAAAGCAGGCGGATTACATTCTGGTAAAGGTGGCAAAGTAGTCAAGAACCCAAAGCAGGCAATTGCTATTGCTTTGTCAATGACTGGTAAGGCTAAGCCAGGAGTTAAAAAACCTAAAGTAAAGAAGAAGTAATGCCAAAGAAGAAGCAGGTATGGGACAAACCAAACCCAAAGAAAGTTTCTAAACCTTTGACATCTACACAAAAGGCGTCAGCTAAGGCTGCAGCAAAAGCAGCAGGACGACCATATCCAAATCTAGTTGACAACATGAGAGCAGCAAAGAAAAAGTAAATGGACCCAAGGCTAAAACGAGCAGGTGTATCTGGTTTTAATAAACCAAAAGCTACACCAACGCATCCAAAGAAGTCTCACATTGTTGTAGCCAAATCTGGCTCACAAATTAAGACTATTCGTTTTGGTCAGCAAGGCGTATCGGGTTCACCAAAGAAAGCTGGCGAAACCAAAGCGTATCGCCAACGTCGCCAATCATTTAAGGCACGTCATGCAAAGAATATTAGCAAGGGTGTTATGTCAGCAGCATATTGGGCAGACAAGGTGAAGTGGTAATGTCAAAGATATTTCGTGGACCAACATATAAGTACCGACCAGGTCGTGAGTACGACCTTTGGTTTGTTTCTTATCCTATCGGTAAAAGCGTTATCAAAGTAAATGGAACTTGGAAAACAATGGTTGTTCCATATGATCCAGACTTAAAAACTTATGATCGAGTTTTGCGTGGCGGTTATGACAACGTCATAACAGATGCAGAAGCAGCAGAACTAACAGCAGCGGGATATGGAGATTACATTTTCAATGTCTAATTGTAGATCAGGATGTAAGACACAAGACCATGCTAATTGGGGCGAATGCGCCAGAGCAGCAAACCTAAGCATCAGCGACCCTGTCGCTTCAGTAGAGTCAAAGAAGACCAATGCTGAACTTGGTGCATATAGGGAAGCCCGCAAGCTTGGCATTCAACCAGCATCAACCAAGATGAGAGACATCCAAAAGGCTGTCCGTATGTCTGACAAGGCAGGAAAGGCGTTACAAGCATAATGGCTAC